CCTCAATTGCTCAAAAACTTGAACAATCAGGTCATAAGTTGATAGATATATCAGGACAAGCGTTTTATCAGGCATGTGGAGAGCTTGCTGACAGTTTGACCAATAATCGCCTTGTTCATCAAGGTCAGGAATCTTGGGTACAGTCAATGAATAATTGCGCAGCCAAGCAAAGCGATTTTGGTTTCAGGATAATACGCAGAAAATCCGCGGGAGATGTTACAACAGCAATTGCAACTGCAATGTGCGTTCACTTACTAAGTAAACCAATTTCTGTTCCAATGATCTACGCATGACGGTTAAAAGTGATATAATTCTCTAATGGGATTTTTCCGCGATTTAATCGGTACAACACCAAAAACTGTTATCAAGGCTGAGTTAGCCCCGTCAGTCATGGGCGATACTTTCAATTATTTTCAACCATTTCAACCATTAAGTTTTGATAGAGCTGAAGCAATCACAATTCCTTCAGTTCAACAGGCACGCAACATTATTTGCGGAATTATTAGCGGCATGGAACTTTCTACATATTCAAAAGCAACTGGTGAAGAAATACCTAATTTACCTTGGGTTAATCAATTAACTAAAAACGCGCCAAACAATGTAACTCTTTCTTGGATTGTTGATTCATTAATTTGGTATTCGGTAGCATACCTTCAAGTAAAAGAAGTTTATCAAGACGATAATCGTCCTGCAAGATTTGAATATGTTGTTAACTCAAGAGTTACAGTTGAATTAAATAACAACAACACTCTTGTCAAAACCTACCATGTAGACGGAAAACCCGTACCAATGGAAGGTGTGGACAGTTTAGTTACGATTCAAATTGGTAAAGATTCTCTTTTAACTTCAGGTGCAAGAATACTTAGATCGGCTGCCGATTTAGAAAAAGCCGTTGCAGTTGCTTCAAGTACACCACAGCCAGCGGGAATTTTGAAAAATAATGGTTCGGACATGGGTGAAAAGGAAGTTGCGGGATTATTAGCAGCTTGGCGTCGCGCTAGAGAAACAAGATCAACTGCATATTTAACTGCAAGTTTAGAATATCAACCAACTGCGTTTTCTCCTAAAGATATGATGTATGTAGACGCCCTTCAAAATAGTGCAGCTCAAGTAGCAAGACTATTTAACATAGACGCATTTTATTTAAATGCTGACATGAACAACAGTATGGTTTATCAGAACATATTAGATAACAGGCGTCAACTTGTTTCATTTACCCTTGCGCCTTATATCCAAGCGATTGAACGGCGTTTTTCTTTAGATGATCTTACACCTTCAACACAGCATATCCGTTTTGACATTGATTCAGGATTTTTACGGACTGACCCACTTGAAAGACTTGCTGTTGTTGAAAAGTTGTTACAACTGGAATTAATAACAATAGAACAAGCTAGAGCAATGGAAGACCTAAGCCCTAATGGAGATGAGTAATATGGAAATAATTAATTTTAGTGCAGATTTAGAAGCTTCAGAATCTCGAAGAATTATTGCGGGTAAAATTGTTCCGTTTGGTGATGAAATTGGAAACACCAGCGCAGGTAAGGTTGTATTTGAAGCAAACTCAATTCAAATAGATGAACCAAAAAATGTTAAATTGCTTTTAGAGCATGACCCAAAAATGCCAATTGGTCGAATGAAAAATGTAACCGAAGATTCAACTGGAATTTATGCTGAGTTTAAAGTTTCCAATACAACCCGTGGCACAGATAGTTTAATTGAGGCAAGCGAATCGCTTCGTTCAGGCTTGAGTGTTGGAGTGGAAGTTATCAAAGGAAAAAACAAAGACGGAGTTTATCGCGTAACCGCGGCTCGTCTAATTGAAGTTTCGCTAGTACAGGCAGCTGCATTTAAAACAGCTGAAGTAACCAGCGTTGCTGCGTCTGAAAATACAGAGGCAGTTTCAACCGAAACCAAAACAGAAATAGAGGAAATTGTGGAAAACACAACAACCGATACACCTGTTGCGACCGAGGTAGTAGAAACCCCAGCGGTTGAAGCTTCTCGCCCAACAGTAACAGCGGCGGTGTATACAACACCACGCGTTGCACCAATGACTTCAGCTCAATATCTTGAAAACTCAATCAGAGCAGCAATGGGTAATGACGAATCTCGTCAATTAATTCTTGCAGCTGATTCAAGCACTTCAACAAATACAGGTTTAACATTACCTTTGCACATGCAAGAGTTTGTTACCTCATCAATTTCAGATCGTCCAGCAATTGACGCGATCAGCCGCGGTACATTACCTGTTAGCGGTCTTTCTTTTACTGTCCCTAAATTGACAGTAGCCCCAACTGTAAATGAAGTTAACGAGGGTGCTGCAATGACCAATGACGAAATGGAATCAGGTTACCTAACTGCTTCAGTCGTTAAACTAGCCGCAAAAAATGAGGTTACTTGGGAACTCATTGATAGAAGCTCGCCTGAGTTCATAAACGAGTTGCTTCGTGAGTTAAATGACGCTTATGCTAAAAAATCTGACAAGTTAGTTTTGCAAACAATTGTTGCAGACGGAACAGTTGCAACAGCAACAACAGCTGACGCAGACGGATTACAAGCTTTCCTTGCAACAGAGGCAGCAGCAGCAAAGAAGTCAACAGGTAAGTTTGCTCGCAACCTTATTGCTTCAACTGATGTTTGGGCTTCAATTATGGGCATGCAAGATTCAAGCAAGCGCGCTCTATACATGGCTTCAAATCCTCAAAACAATTCAGGTAATGTTTCAGGTCAATCAATAACTGGAACTGTACTTGGCGCAAACCTTTATGTTGACGCTAATGTTTTGGCTTCAGGATTTATTGATGATTCTTGCTTCTTAGTAGTACCTGAAGCAATTACATATTACGAATCACCTGTTACAAAATTACAGGTACAACTTTCTGATAATGGAAAGATTTCAGTACAGGTTTATGGTTATGCAAGCGTGCTAACAAAGCAAGCTGGCGGAATCCGCAAGTTTAACAAGTCTTAATTTAGACTGTTATTAAATGTGAGGGGGCTTTGGAAGCCTTAGCCCCCTTACTCTAAGAAGGGAATTATGGCAGCCACATTTTGCACTGAAGCCGAATTGCGAGCAAACCTTTCTTTGGGCAGCCTTTATTCTTCCGCAACAGTCGAGGAAGTATGTCAAGCTGGACAAAACATAATTACAGATTATCTGTGGAAAAACCAAGCATTTAATTCTGCACACTCACACATTGTTGGATTTGGTACATTGTATTTCGATACACCTCATGAGTTCTTTGTGGGGCAAGTAGTAACGGTAAGTGGTAACGGCGCGACTTTTAATGGTTCTAAAACAATTACAGACATAGACACATATTCAATTACTTTTGTAACTTCACACTCAACAGTTGAGCCTATTCACCCAACGTCACCTTATGGAACTGTTGCTGCAACCGATTATGTTACATACAGCACCGTGCCTGAAGTTAGGTTGGCGACGCTTATGGTATGTACTGAAATTTGGCAAGCAAAACAAGCTGCTAACGGCGGCGCGTTAGACCCCAACTTTCAACCTTCTCCTTTTAAAATGGGTTCAACTCTTATAGCAAAAGTACGAGGCTTACTTGCGAACCACTTAGCGCCCAATGGACTAATAGGCTAATGACAGTTGCCGTTACAACTCTCAGAGCCTCAATCAAGTCCGCGCTAACAAACGCGGGGGTGTGGGATACATTTAGTTATGTACCAGCCACACCCACCGCTAACAGCGTTGTACTCAGGTATGCAGACCCAATGCTTGAGCCAAGCAACAATCAATATAATGTTGGTGCAAAAGCAAATTTCACAATTACTTGCATAGTACCAATGCTGGACAATCAAGCGTCTTTAATAGCATTAGAGGAAATGGTTTGCGCTGTGTTTTTAAAACTAAGCGCGTCAACTATTAAGTTTAATGTTGAAAGCGTATCTGCGCCTTCAGTATTGCAGGAAGCTCAAGAAATGATGGTCAGCACGATCAACATAAGCACACTAACAACTTGGAGTTAAACATGACACTTACAGACGAGGACATTGCCTTTCTTAAAAAGATTGGACAAGAAGTACCGCAAGACAAGCCAAAACCACAAATCACTAAGAAAGACGAGGAATAATTCATGGCAACATTTTTAAATAACAAGGTTGGTTTTAAGGTAGCAACCGTTGACCTGTCAGCGTATGTGCAATCTTTTGTATTAAACCGCGTACTAGATCAAATTGAGATCAGCGCAATGGGCGATACAGCTCACAAATATACTACTGGATTAGCTGCCGATACAATTACCGTAACCTTCCTAAACAATGACGCTGCTTCAGGCGCAGGTTCAGTTCGTGCAACCCTTCAGGCTGCATTTGGAACTACTGTTGCATTTAGCGCATGTCAAGATACTGGTTCAGCGATTTCAGCGACAAATCCTATTTATACAGGTACAATTCTTGTTGACAATCTAACCGATATAAATGCACCAAGCCCTGCCGATATTGGAACTATTGACATTACATTTACTTGTAATTCAAAAACTGCCCCAGCAACAACAGGTACTTGGTAATAACAAAGGACTAAAATGATTAAACTTAAAATAACCAAGGCTTCAGGTGATGTTTTAGAATATGAAATAACACCTGTTATTGAATACTCATTTGAATCACATTTTAAAAGCGGATTCCATAAGCATTTTAGGGACGAAGAAAAACAAACTTCTGTCTACTGGCTTTCTTGGGAAGCTGAAAGGCGCAATGGTAACCACCCTGTGCCTTTCGGTGACGCCTATTTGGAAACTCTAGCCAAGGTGGAAATCCTTGACGCTGACTCCCCAAATGGATAACGAGGGATTCGTTTCACTACCTTGTTGCTAGGTTAGCAATTACAACACGGATTCCTCACTCAGAGTTTATTAATATGGATAGAGATTTGTTAAGGGCAACCTTGGCAGTTCTAAAAGACGACGCAAAGGCTAGGGAAAATGCCAACAGAGGTAAAAGGACTAATAGAGCTTAAGAAAGCTTTAAAAGACTACGCCCCTAACCTTGCTGCGCAATTAGACGATCAAATGGGTCTTGCTCTTGGTGGAATAGTTAAAAAAGCGCAAGATCATGTACCGCCTGATTCACCTTTAACTAATTGGAGTTACAGAAAACGGTCTGAAAAAAATGCTGAGGGACAAAGAAAGTTTCCTTTGTATAACTCAGCAAGAGTTGTTAAAGGTATCCAATATAGTTCTACCCCACGCAAGACTAATAGGCGTGGATTTAAAGCTGTGTATTACATAATTAACAAATCAGCCGAGGGTGCTATTTACGAAACAGCTGGTAGAAAAAATCAAAATGGTCAACCTTGGGTTGGCGCTAAAGGTGACCCTAACGATCATGGAGTTAGCCACTCGAACAATCCAAACGCGGGCGCACAATTTATTCAAGCATTTGGTCAGATATATCAAGGCAACATTGAAAGTTCAACAAAGCGTGGGCGTTATATGAAAGGTCGGTTGATCTTTCGTGCATGGGCTGAGGACGGCGGCAAGGCTAATGCAGCTGCTTTAACTGCTATTTACAATGTAAACGAAGAATTTAAAAAGAAACAGTATTTTAGAAAGGTTACATTGTGAGTATTGTAATTGATATTGCCGCACAATTTACTGGTAAAAAGGCTTTTGCACAGGCTGAAAATGCAGCTGACAAATTAGGTAGAAGTGTTAAGCACGCACTAATTGGCGTAGGAGTAACAGCGTTTGCCAAATCTGCTATATCTGCTTTTGCTGCCCAAGAAAAACAACTTGCCTTATTTAGCAACTCACTTAGACAAATTGGGTTTGATTTTGCTGCTTCAGACTCACTAGCGTTTTTAAACAGTTTAAAACTTCAATATGGCGTGGTTGATAGTCAACTACTTCCAGCCTACCAACAATTGCTAACAACGACGCGCAGCC